TCTGGTGTGACTGGCACAGCTATCAATGGATTAAAATTTCCAAACACTGCACCAGAGAACATACAGATGTATCAGATATCAAGACAACTCGCAGACGAAGATACAGGTATACCATCAATATTACACGGACAGACAGGTGTAACTGGCACTGGTAGAACAGCATCTGGTTTATCTATGTTGCTTGGAGGTGCTAGTTTATCTCTTAAAACAGTAATAAAAAACATAGACGATCATTTATTAAAACCTATGGGGGAAGCATACTTTCAGTGGAATATGCAATTCACTGATGGAACGCCAGAAATAGAAGGTGACTTAGAAATAAAACCAAGAGGTACTGCAGCAGTTATGCAAAAAGAAGTACGAAGTCAAAGATTGACTACGTTGCTACAAACTGCAGTAAATCCGACTCTTGCACCTTTTATAAAAATACCAAACCTCATGCGAGAGCTTGCCATAGCACAAGACATAGATCCTGACAGTTTGGTGAATGATGTAAACGAAGCACAGATATTTGCTGAAATACTGAAAGGATTAGTAAATGCTCAACAAGAAGCAAGCCAACAACCTCAACCCACTGATCAACAACGAGAAGGCGTGGGACAGCCTACAGGAGTACCTGCAGGAGCTGACCCAAATGACAATTCAGGCGTTGGTGGCGGCACGATCGGAACTGGAAGTGTTCCAACTGCAGGGGAAACTGGCTTTACTGGAACAGATCAAGAAACTCAAGAATGATCACGAAGCAGTAATAAGGATGAAAAGTGTCGATCAATAACTTAATAGCAGATTAT